CCTTCTCTGCTAACGGTTCTTCCAATGATTTCATCAACTTAAACGGTACAACTACCGGCGGTGTTGCTGGCACATGGATTCAAATTGTAGCGATTGCTGCTGACAAGTACATGGTGACTGGAAACGTTATTGGTTCCGGCACTGTTGCTACACCCTTCGCAGATTCCTAATCAACCCAAGGGGCTTCGGCCCCGTTTTTAAAGGAGATTGATTATGTCAATGCAATATGACGTTAAATCACAGCATGGCGGGGTTTCCGGCTTGATGGTTCCATACCGAACTCGTTTAAAGGGAGCGGTTGTTTTTCCTTTTACCGGTGCTACTGAGTACACTGTTTTGGTTGACAACATTAGTATTAGCGGGACTTACGCAAGAGCCACTACAACAGCAACAATTACTGCCATCAATCACGGTCTAAAAGCGGGTGATTGGGTTTATTTGGATTGGGATTTAACAGACAACCCATATCAAGTTCAAACAGCGGCTACTGCAAATACGTTTACTGTTACTGTTGCCAATTCTGGTGCAGCCAGCGGAAATGTCACTGTATACAATGACGTACTACTGCAAATAGATTCGTCAAATCAAACTGCATACAACGTAAATATTCCCGGAGAAGGTATTCTTGCCCATTACGGCATACGACTTTTCTTGGGAGCCAATACGCATATTACGGTGTTCTATGGCTAAGAGTCCAGCATGGCAGAGGAAAGAGGGCAAGTCCGAGAAGGGCGGCTTGAACGCCAAAGGCCGAGCCTCTGCGAAAGCGCAAGGCATGAACTTGAAACGTCCCCAGCCAGAAGGCGGCTCCCGGCGAGACTCTTTCTGTGCGAGGATGAGCGGGATGAAAAAGAAGCTGACCTCGGCCAAGACCGCCAACGATCCGGATTCACGGATCAATAAGAGCCTACGGGCTTGGAATTGCTGACATGCCAAGTGTAAGCAAAAAACAACACAATTTCATGGCAGCGGTGGCCAACAATCCATCGTTTGCTAAGAAAGCGGGGGTCCCACAATCCGTGGGTAAAGAGTTTAACAACGCCGATAAAGGCAAAAAATTTTCTACAGGAGGCCACATGGCTACTACAAAAATGGGCAAGCCCACAATGAAACCCGGTATGAGCACTGCTAAGGATGGCATGAAGAAGCCTACTCCTATGGCTAATACTTCCATGATGGGCATGAAAAAAGGCGGCATGGCTAAAGGCGGTGGTATTGAGTCTAAGGGTAAAACCAAAGGCAAGATAATCACTATGAAAAGCGGCGGCAAAACCTGCTAATTTAGGAGCCTCAAATGAGTCCAGCAGAAAAACAAGCACGGGAAGATATGGCTGACCGCAAGATGAATACGGCTACTGAAGCCGCGTATACAAAGTCTTTGCGTAATACCGAATATGCTCCTGAAAAGAAAGACCCGCGTGACGCAGTTCGTGGTCAGCGTGGTTACGCTAAAGGTGGCTCTGTTGGCTCGGCTTCTAAGCGTGCTGATGGTTGCTGTACCAAAGGTAAAACACGCGGAAAGATGGTGTAATCATGTTGGCATCCCGTGGTATGGGCGATATCCGCGCCTCTAAAATGCCCAAAGGCGTTAAAACAGCCCGACGGGATGACACTGATTTTACCCAGTACAAAAAGGGTGGCAAGGTAAACGCTGCTGGCAACTACACAAAGCCAAGTCTTCGCAAGAAGATTGTGTCGCAGGTAAAAGCCGCAGCAACGCAGGGTACTGGCGCAGGTCAGTGGTCAGCGCGTAAAGCTCAACTCGTTGCCAAGAAGTACAAGGCGTCGGGTGGGGGTTACCGAGATTGAAAGCGCCTCAAAAATCATTGAAGGATTGGGGCGACCAAAAATGGAGAACCAAAAGTGGTAAAAAATCTTCTGACACTGGTGAAAGATACCTTCCAAGCGCTGCGATTAAAAGTCTCAGCCCTGCTGAGTACGCTGCGACGACCAAAGCCAAGCGTGCAGGAAAAGCCGCCGGAAAACAATTCGTAGCCCAACCAAAAAAGATTGCAAAGAAAACGGCAGGGTATAGATAATGGCTAGCACTTCAGGACTCTCCACCTTTAATCTAGACTTCAACGATATTGTTGAGGAAGCGTATGAGCGGGCGGGTCTTGAGGTTCGTACTGGCTATGAGTTTCGTACCGCACGCCGGTCCTTCAACATGCTTACGATTGAATGGGCTAACCGTGGCATCAATTTATGGACTATTGAGCAAGGCCAATTCGTAATGAACACTGGGCAGGGCGTCTATGCTTTGCCTAGTACTACGATTGATCTTTTGGATCAGGTTATTCGTACACAGGCTAGTACGCCTAATCAGATCGATATCAACATTAGCCGTATCTCTGAGTCAACGTACTCAACGCTGCCAAACAAGTTGTCGCAAGGCCGCCCTATTCAGGTGTGGATTAACCGGCAGTCTAATGAGAGTTATTTGTCTACGGCAACGGTAGCGGCTACAGTGTTATCAACAGATACAACTATTACCCTCAGTTCAACAGTGAGCCTACCAGCTACAGGATTTATCACAATTGATGCAGAAACAATCTACTACGCTAACGTCAGCGGTAATCAATTACTTAATTGTTATCGTGGTCAGTACAACGGCGTCACTAATACAACTGCCGCTGGTCATGCAATTGGCGCAGCCGTAACGGTTAACAACCTCACGTCTGTAAACGTGTGGCCTACGCCTAACTCTCCTGGCGATCAGTATGTGTTTGTGTACTGGCGCATGCGCCGCATGCAAGACGCTGGTAACGGCGTTAACGTGCAGGATATCCCGTTCCGGCTGATTCCGTGCGTGGTAGCTGGTCTAGCCTATTATGTTGGTTCTAAGCGCCCTGACGTGCCTATGGAACGCATTGTGATGCTTAAAGCCGCCTACGAAGAACAATGGACGTTAGCGTCGCAGGAAGACCGCGAGAAGGCTCCTGACCGTTATGTCCCAAGACAGTCGTTCTATAGGTAACGTATGCCTAGTAGATATTCCTCAGGTAAGTATGCAATTGCTCAGTGTGACCGCTGTGATGAGCGGTACATGCTTAAAGACCTGAAGAAAGAGATTATCAAGACACGTCTTTTTAATTTGAAAGTGTGTCCTGAGTGTTGGGATCCTGATCAGCCTCAGTTGCAGTTGGGTATGTACCCTGTGGATGATCCACAAGCTGTACGAGAGCCACGTCCTGATGTAAGCTATCAAGCTTCTGGTACTAGCGGTCTACAAATTCTGTTAACTAATAGTACTGCTCCGGATGGATTTGGGTTTCCAAATCAAGGTAGCCGGGACATTCAGTGGGGATGGAATCCTGTAGGGGGTTCAAGAGGTTTTGACGATCCTTTGACACCAAATTACTTGGTGTTGAACATAGAAGTTGGTACAGTTACCATATCGACAACATAAGGAGCTTAATATGGACAAAGCAGATTTGAAACAAGACAAGAAGACGGCAGCTGGAGCTGTGCATGCGCACGAGAAGAGGCTTCATCCCGGCAAGCCCATGACGAAGTTTGCCAAGGGCGGCAAGACAAATGCTCAGATGAAATCTCTGGGTCGTGGTCTGGCTAAAGTGGCTAACCAGAAGAAGTCTTCCTTCACATACAAAAAAGGTGGCTAATATGGCTAAATTCAGTCAGAAGCAAGGCGGCAAAGAAGTCGGCAATGCCGAAGTCTATGCTAAGCCACACACCATGACCGGTGAAAAAGTTGAGCTGGGTAACGGCTACAGCGGCGCTAAACCTACTCGCGCAGATACAGTAAACATGTCGGTTGGTAACATTAACCGTGATGGCTACAACCCTGATGTAAAGACAACTGGTATCAAAACTCGCGGTAATGGATGCGCTACTAAAGGCGTTATGGCACGAGGCCCGATGGCTTGATATGGATTACACGCAACTTGTCGCATCTATTGAGGCGTATACGGAAAATAATTTTCCGGATATAACGCTGGCCGACGGGGCTATTGAGACCACGAAGGAACAAGTAGATCGATTTATACAGCAAGCTGAGCAACGTATTTATAACAACATTCAGTTCCCGTCACTACGTAAAAATATG